ATAAATATTGCAGAGGTGGAACATACACCGCTCACAGTCGATGATCTGAAGCCTGGTGATGTCATTCATTCAGACGATGGCATGACAGCCACCATCCGTAAAGTTACAGCTGCTGGAGTATATGTATATATAGACGGACTGCGAGACGTTATCATGGAGTGTCAACTTCATCACTGGTTTTTATAAATTCATCAAATTATGAGTAAGCCAAAGATTTTAGCACCAGGTGTTGAGCACTACGAGGACACAGATACCCTTCTGCTCATCCGCTGCCCCAAATGTGGCAAAGAAAACTATGCGCCTAACGTCGCTTTAGGCATCTGCACATGGTGCGGCTACGACGCGCACGAACTAATTAAAAAGTAATAACTATGAGAAGAGAAATTCGATTCAGAGGTAAAGACATCAAGACCGGCGAATGGATAGAAGGATTCTATGCCCCACTCCATATCGCTATGACTGATAACCACGACGAAGTAACTGGCTTCAAAGAGATACCCAGCATTTTCAACGATGAGCCAGGAGAACGTAGCAAAGGCGGCTACTGGCACACCGTAGATCCTAACACCGTCGGGCAATATGTAGGCACCAAGGATAAGACAGGGAAGCGAGTCTATGAGGGTGACATTGTGGATGCCTGGAGTGCTGGAAGCCATACCACTCATGGACTGATAAAATGGGGCATTGATGGTTTCTTCATCAGTAGATGTGGAAAGTATGGACCATTAGCACCCTGGAAACTTGCTCCCAGCAGCATACCGAGCGAAGATCTGAAAGACAGTTCGCTGACAGTCATCGGCAATGTCATCGACAACCCAGAACTGCTGCCATGCGAAGATGAATGGAAAAAGTTTTGATTCATAAATTCATTAAATTATGAAAGCGAAGTGTATTATAGGATTGGAAATCGAAGGAGCGAAGTTTGAAGTAGGACAGGTGTACGACTTCGATACGACTATCATCTACGACGATACGCCAATACCAGGCGTAAAACTGGCACGAGGCACCAAGCACCGCCATATCCAATACTCAGCAAGAATGACGTGTGTCATTAGCGGCAGGCCAGTACCAAGCATCGTGTCACTCTTCGATAAGCAATATGCCGAATTACATCCACAGGATGAATTAGGCATTATCAGATTCCCTTTCGAGGATTTCTTTCAGGCGTTGGAAGAGGTAAAGAATGTGCCTACCGCGAAGAGTACATTAGGCTCTATCCCTGATAAGATTATCTTTCCACAATTCAAACCCTCTTTCGAGGACATGGAGAAATGGAAGCACCAGATACTCAATTATCCGAAGCCCTATAAAAAACTGACCATCGAGGTAGAAATGACCTACCCATCCTGCGACATATACGACACAAAGGATATCACGGAGTTCGTTGGCGAGAACATCATGGACTGGCTCAATGCCAACCTCTCAGATGGTGATGACCGCCTGAAGATGTTTCGCCTAAAGGTCACAAACGATGGAAACTCAATAGAAACAAAATGAACGTAGAGCCAAACAATATATATTTAGGCGACTGCCTGGACCTGATGACAGGGATAGCAGACGAAAGCATTGATGCCATCATCTGTGATCTGCCATACCAGGTGCTTCACAAAGACAATCCTAATGCGCAATGGGACCGCATGATTCCGTTCCAGCCACTTTGGGCGCAATATGAGCGCATTATTAAGCCCAATGGTGCAATTATACTCTTTGCCCAGGGAATGTTTACCAGCGACCTCATGCAAAGCAATAGAAAGCTCTGGAGATACAATCTGATATGGGATAAAGGACGCGGCACCGGCTTTCTGAATGCCAACCGTATGCCCATGCGCTGCCATGAGGATATTTGTGTGTTCTATAAGCAGCTGCCTGTCTATAACCCTCAGATGGGCATCGGAGAGCCAAACCATTCTCAGGGGAAGTTGGAACACCCCAGGACTAACAACTGTTACGGACAGTTCAAGACCGGCAGAACGTATGACTACGATAAACAGATACGCAAGGTGGCCCCTACCCGACCCAACGAGAAATTTCCTCAGAGCATCATCCATATTCAGAAAGAGCATGAGACCACTGTGTTCCATCCGACACAAAAGCCCGTGGATCTGCTACGATACCTGATAAGGACTTATAGCCAAATGGGGGGGTAATTTTAGACAATACGATGGGAAGCGGCACCACCTGTGTAGCGGCCATCATGGAGAAAAGGCAGTATATCGGCATCGAGAAAGACCCTAAGTATTTCAAGGTTGCCGAAAAACGCATCAGAGAAGCAAGCAGACAGCTAACATTAGATTTCGAGATATGAAGAAAGATTACGATTATGTCAAACAAAAAATACTCATTGCCTAAAAAACGTCCAATGTTACGTCCTATGACCCCACCTATACCAATGACAATACAGGAATATAAAGCTATTGAGGAAACGTATAACAGGGTCATTCTTCACAAGATAAATAAATGATTTAAGTAATTCATCAATTCATTAAATTATGAAAATTATATTAGCACAGGGCATCAATGACAGAACTTTCCGCATTGAACCTGAGACCAGCGAGATTAAGAACCTGGACGGATTTCAGGACTTGATAAAGGACACCGTATCAAAGGCTCTTGAAGCCTCTGATCTGATATGGGAGAAATACCCAGACTTCAAACAAATCACGCTCGACACCACCACCGACGAAGAGCGTAAACTGATGGCCATGGCACAACAGAGTAAAGGTAAGAATTGATATGAAAATAGACATCACATTAGAGGAAGCGTATGCAAGAGCCAGTAAGGGCCTGCGAAGGAAGATGGAGTATTCCATCAATCTTTTGCAGAGAGCCGAGAAGCTGGCTCTGGCCTACGATAACAGGGGGGGGTATTTCCTTGCTTTCAGCGGAGGAAAAGACAGTCAGACCCTCTATCATATTGCACAGTTGGCCGGTGTACGCTTCGAGGGACACATGAATCTGACCTCAGTAGATGCGCCAGAGGTGATCCGCTTCGTCAGGAAGCACTATCCAGAAGTGGAACTGATAAAGCCCAAGGATAGCATCTATCATGTGGCAGAGCGCAAGCAGCTGCTACCAACAAAGAAAGTACGTTGGTGCTGTGAGGAATACAAGGAACATGCAGGAGCCGGTAAGGTGACGCTCATCGGCATCAGGAGGCAGGAGAGCAGCCGACGCAAGAAACGCAATGAGGTGGAGATTGACAGTCGAAAATACAGCGGCACCTTAGACGGCCTGGATGAGTACCGCAAGGCAAAGGGCATCAATATCACCAATGCCACCGAGGAAACCACCATTGGCTGCATCAGTGGCAAAGAAAGCCTGCTGATATCACCTATCATCAACTGGACGGAGCGTGATGTGTGGAAGTTCCTGAATGACGTGGTAAAAGTGCCACACTGCGAACTCTACGACCAGGGCTTTCATCGTATAGGCTGCATAGGGTGCCCGATGAGCAACCCACGCCAAAAACGCATTGAGAATGAGCGATGGCCCCATGTAAAGCGCAACTGGATTAAAGCCATCATATCTATACGACATGGGGGGGGGTATTTCTCAAAATTCTTACCAACGGAAACCCTGTGGTACGGTATTGGAACCAACTTCAAACCGCTATCCAAAGAAGAAAATCGACGATTACGGGTACATCCTGCACCCAGACCCGACACATTGGAAAGGGAAAACGCGGGTTTTCTTCCAGCTCATCGTCTGACGGCTTGACTGATGAGCAAGAGCACGAAATAGCCGAAAACATCTACGACTGGTGGATCAGTGGCATGTCATACAAACGATGGTACGCCGAGCGTTTCCTCCAGTACGAATTGGAATTTGACGGGTATCTGTAAATTAAGAAGTTTCAAACCTGCTTAATGTGACGGATTTCTACAAAATAAGACTGTTCAAACATGCTTAATATATGAAGATAGGACTTGTGGACGTTGACGGACACGCCAAGAAAAAGAAATGGGGAGCCACGATTTACCCCAATCTCGCACTCGCTAAGATTGCGAGATACTGGCGTAATAGGGGTGGGCAAGTCTCATGGGCAAGCCCCATGGAGCACTACGACATTGTGTATATGTCGAAGGTGTTTAACTTTTCCCCAGACGATACTTACATCTACGATGCAGACAAAATCATCAAGGGAGGCACCGGCTATGATCCTCTGAGCCAGTTGCCCGACGAAATAGACCGTTTGCAGCCAGACTACTCCATCTATCCTAACATTCCGAAAGATACTGCCTACGGATTCCTCACTCGCGGCTGCCCTAACAAATGCCGTTGGTGTGTGGTGCCCAAGAAAGAGGGAGCCATCCGGCCATATATGGATGTGGACGAAATAGCCATTGAGGGCCGCCGGAAACTGGTGCTGATGGATAACAACATTCTGGCTGCTGGCGACTACTGCATACAGCAGCTGCAAAAGATTATAGAAAGAGGCTACCGAGTGGACTTTAACCAGGCCCTCGATGCACGACTGGTAACGGATGAGATAGCACAGCTGCTGGCAAAAGTGAAGTGGCTCGATAACAACCGCATCCGCTTCGGCTGTGACACACACGGACAGATAGCAGAATGTGAGGCGGCCATGAATATGATCAACCGTTACGGCTTCACAGGGCAATACTTTCTATACACCATGCTCACCTCAGACTTCAGGGAGTGCTACGAGCGCATCATCTATTGGTGGCATCGTACACAAGAGACGCGGGCCACGCATCAAGGCCGCTATGTCTATCCACATGCCCAACCCTACCGTGATCCCAACAATCCACACCACATCATTCCACAATGGCAAAAGGACATGGCCGGATGGGTCAACAAAAAAGCCCATTTCGTAGCCCATTCCTTTGAAGAGTTTGAGCCACGAAAAGGCTTCAGGTGTAGGGAGTATCTTACGACTTACGGCGTTTCCAGCGAATGATAAAGGCGAAAATAACAGCAAAGACGATGACATTGACCAGGGTAGTCAGGAAGTCATGCACACGTTGCAGGAACGATGGCGTGTGTGCCGGCTTTACAACCTCTTTGTGGTAATTGGTTGTGTCGTTTACCTCCAAAGCCGTCTTTTCGAGTAAGAGATTGTAGAGCGAGTCGATGCGCTCCTGGCACGACTGAATGCGTTGCTCCTGCTCGTTGATGATACGCTGCTGGCGCAATTCCTCTGAGCGGTCACGCTGGCGGTCAATGGTACGGGCCTCCTGAGTCACCTTGCGCCCCAGCGAGTCAATCCACGACGTAACCGTTTCGCTGATGTGCTCACGCTCCTGCTCATTGATATTCTGTGAAATCGAGTCACGCTGCTGCACCACACGCATCAGAGAGTCATAACGGGCCTGCTGCTGACTGACCAACTGCTGCAACTGCATCTGCACATAGCTGCTATCTATGTGGTGACTCTCTGAGTGGTCGATGGTAGTCTGAGAGGTGGAACACGAGGATAGGGCTGCTATGATATAGCAACACAAAAAACAGAAAAGCAGTGATTTTTTTCTCATACAATAAAAATACCTTTGGTGAATACTACGCCAAAGGTACTTCTATCAAATGAAAAATGTGAGACAAATTTAGGGGGTATTTTCCGTAACCTTACCTCATCAATTTATATTGAACGGCTATTTGACCATAATATTTACGGATAGCACCCTCATAGGCCGGCATATTCTCTTTGCTTTCGACCACCGATATAAATGCCTCATTCACTATCCACAAAGTGAGGGTCTTTCTAACCACCCCTTTTATCTCTGCATTCCCATAGTCACAGAAATAAAGCTGACTGGAAGTGACAGGTATAGATGCCGAGATCTCAGCAAAGCAAGCAGGCCACTTACTTTCTGCCTCCTGACGCTCAAATAGCTCATACTGTCTCTGGTCCTCTATGCGCTTACGCTCTGCGGCCATCTGACGATCCTTAATCCAGTTGGAGAGCATCGTAATGACATATTCAGCCACATGGTCAGGCTGAGTCTTCTCTACCTGATGGCGCACATCGTCGTAGGCAAAGTTACAGAAGTCATCCAGCCAATCATCCTGCACCTCCTTGGCCAGTTCCACCACCTCGTAGGGTTTAATGTCAGGGCACCACTTCGTAAGCGAACTGATGACACTCTGCACCTGCCCGTGACGCTTGCGGTCATGCTCACGCTCAATGCCCAGCGGTCCTGGAACGATGACAAACTCAATATGCGTAGGATTACCCTTCTTACGGCCATCCTTATACATCGGCTCGTAAGTAAACGTGAAGTCGATTTTCTTCTCAGCTGAGAACTTATCCATTTCCTGCTTCGACGGGTCCAGAATCAGTTTCTTCACCTTCGAGAACTTATGAAACGGATTATCCGTAGGCTTCACGTTAGGATTCTCTGCCTTATGCGACTCCACATAACTGTCATCATCAATGCCCAGGAACTCGCACAGCTCTGGGTACTCCACTTCGTCACGCTTCTTATATTTGAACGTCGAAAGGTAGATATAAAGTCTTGGAGTACGCTGTTTCTTCGAAAACTGAGCAATCTTAGCGATGTGGTCAGTATAGCCACGCTCCATGGATAAGAAGTCGTTGACATTCTCCTTATCCATTTTTACACGAATCTTTCCTGTGCGCCATCCGCTTTCAGTCATCGGCATTTCCAGGCGACTGAAAAATGACACAAACTGATACACCGTCTTATTACCCTTACGCTTCGGCCATCCCATCTTCAGACCAATCAGATCTGACAATGCCTGTGCCAACTCAGGATAGTGGCCAGGAGTCACACCAATATCTCTTGGGTCTATCTCGAAGTCCACCGACGTATTCATTTCGTCCGGCGAGAAGAGCGGGAGCCAAAGCTGCTGATTCTTCTGATGCTCAGAAGCAGAATAGGCTATACGGTCTTGCAGCTTTTCGAGCACACCCAGCAACACCCTTTGGTGCATCAGCGAGAAGTCACCAGCCACCTGTGCGAACACCTTGGGGTTATAAATCCACTTCTGATCGCGCAGCTCACGGATAATGGCATTGTCGCTCTTGATGAGTGCCTGCATCTTATCGTCTTTGTTTTTCTTTGCCATAGTCATTTCTTTATAAGTTACGAAGTTTTACCCCTAAACAGGTTACGGGATTTTACCCCTAAATCATCCACCATATTCAGCGACAGGTTACGCTGTTTTACCCCTAAACAAAAGGATTCCAGAGAATATCCCCTACGGTTACGGATAATTACCCTTATGTTACGAACATTTGCACCGAAAGTTACGGACATTTGCACCATGCAAAGAGCGGAAACCCTTTGTATAAAGGCTTTTCCGGCTATTTTCATACCGTTATAATTATATATCTTTTGTAAATTCATAAAAGAAAATTCTCAATACTATATAATAAATAAAGAAAATGCTTCATTTAGGGGTCATTTTCCGTAACCTTCTGGGGTGCGGGGTCGTAAATTTAGGGGTCAAATTCGGTAACTCTCCAAAATCGGTGATTTCCTGCATAGCCTTTAAGTAAGGGGTATGAGGGCGTAACCTCAATGCCGTTGCAGATATTCGTCGATGGCCTGAAGCACCAGGTCGCCGATGGAGAGTTTAAGTTTCTTATCCCGCTGCTCACTCTGCATCTTCAGGGCAAGCAAACGCTGGTACATGTCAAAGGGGATGCGCGTCTGCACATTCTTCGTCATGCCGGTAGCATACTGCGAGAACACACCCGTAGGCTTCACGCCCTTACCTGTTGGCACACTGGCAGTCGGAGCGGCTGGCGTATCGTTGACAGGCTGCTCATTCATCACCTCCTGCATCATGGCCTCGTGTTCCTGAATGGCAGGCGATCCAGCCACGATACTCTTTTTCTTATACGATTTTGTAGCCATAGTTATTCTTCATTATCATTGTTCAACAATTCCGTAATAAAATCGTCGTAATCGCGGGCAGCGGTACAGTCAGGCGCATAGTCGAAGATGTCCTGATGCTGGAACTGGCTTTCGCCCACCTTCACACACTGACGGATGCGCGTCTTAAACATGTCGGCATCGTAGGTGTCGCGCAGGAAGTCGCTGGTCTCTCGTGCCAGGTTAGTACGCTCATCGGCCATCACTATCAGCAGGCCCCGCATATCCAGGTCGTTGTTTAGTTTCCGCTTAACCGCCTTGTAAGCCTCCATCATGCGCCCTATGCCGTCCACACTGAGCGAACCCAGCTGCACGGGTATGATTACACCCGTAGCGGCACCCAGGGCGTTGTAGGTAAGTTCTGACAGCGCAGGAGCACAGTCTATCAGCACATAGTCGAAGCAGTCCTCTATGTAGTCGCCATCCAGTCGCTCTGCCTCCATGTAGAGGTTATCCATATAGTGAATGTCGTTACCAAACAGCGATGCCAGCACCAGCTTCGGCTGCATCTGGCGGTGCAGGTCAGGATCTATCTCGGCCAGCATGGGCGATGCAGGCACATAGAACAGCCCCTCGCGGCTCTGATACACCGGCAGGTGATTGTTATCGCCATCCCTCAGAGCGTCGGCCACCGTCAGCGTCGAGTGCTTCTGCTCGTGATACTGTTTCATCTTTTCCCTCCATCCCAGGAGTGATGAGAGATTCCCTTGCGGGTCCAGGTCAATGCAGAGGATGCGCAGCGACGGGTCACGTCTCAGCATTCCGGCAGCCACGTTCTGCACGGTGGTAGTCTTCGCTACCCCACCCTTGTTGTTGGCAAATGCCAGCACTTCTTTCAGTCTTTCCATAACCTATATTATTTTAATTTTGTGCAAATGTACTATAAAACCTTGAATTGACAAAATAAAATCGTCATTATTTTATGAATTTATGAAAATATGAGTTAATGAATTTATGAAAACTGTGATTTTTCAGAGTCGTTATAACATAACAACAGACAGAACCATTATTCATCACCATAGTTTTCAGGAGCCATACCAGCAGCTGCATTGTCGGCAGTCGCACGTTTCAAGTCGCGTATCATACCATAGTCGGCAGAGCCTTGCGGAGCCTTCGAGTGCAACAGTTCTGGGCGACGGCTGGGGTCGATATAGGTATGACCGAGGCCACGCTTCTTAGGCATCCAGGGACGCAATTCTGGGTCGTAGGCATCAGCCTGCCATTCAGGTAACGGCTGCATATCGAGTGTCGATGACGCACGGCAGCGGCGGTCTTTTCGATCCCAGATATTCTGTGCCCATTGTGCCATGCTGTCAAGGGTAGCCAATATGCCATGCTCACCCGTCCAGTCGATAGCATCTATTTCACCCTCATTCAACGAATCGAGGCACCCAAGCAGTTCCAGATAGGCAGAGAGTCCAGGCACCTTTACTACGATACGCGGCTGGTCAAACTCTTCGTCATATACCCTACCCTTCTGCTCGATATAGTCGCGGATGGTTATGCCCTGCCGCAATGCCTCACGCTCATTGTCGAAAGCGTCTGCACGTTGCTGAAGCCATGCCATCCGTGCCATTTCCTCACGCTTTTCCTGTGCGCGAGCTTTCTCATTGCCACCCTCGCCCATGTTGGTTTTGAAAGCATGAATCTTACATACCAGGTGTGGCAATCGAGTGCTGATGAGACACTGGCCAAGGTCATTACGAGCTTGTGGAGCCGTCACGATGAATGGGCCATGAAACTGCATACCAGTAATAAAGTGCTGACTGTACTGTGATAGTTCACCATCCCATATAGGGAGTGGTCTTACTTGATTTTCTCTGATTTCTGACATATACTATAATGATTTTATGAATTTATGAATCTATGAATTGATGATTATGCACGAAGTGTTCCATTGAGCACAGGCAGCGCAAAGGCCAGAGCACCCAGGAGCACGGCAGCACCACACACAACGGCCAGAGCCACGCAGAGAGTGGCCACGGCAGCCAGAATCTTATGCTTACCGTTAGGAGCAGCAACAGAGCCACCAGGCAACTGCTGGCCATCATCCTCACTGACAGGAACGGCAGCAGGTCCCACTACTGGAGGCGTAGGTGCCTCGTGAAGTACCTGCGTCTCAGGATAGAGATCTGCAAACGACGGAGCCAACCAAGGCTCTTCGGGCTGTTCCTCTTCAGAGGCAGCAAAAATGTTGCTACAGACAGGACTCTCTTCACCAGGGAAGTCGATACCCTCTAAGGGGTCATTTTCCGTAACTTCTGGAGCCTGATTTTCTGCATCCTCTATAACGCGATAGACAGTCGGACGAACATCGTTAGCAAGTCCTACCTCAATGGTGCTACCCATGACCACACCAAGACGCTGGAGAGTGGCCTCACTGCCCACGCTGGCCTTACGGACGGTACGGCCCATAATGGTGACAGGCTCGAAGTGTACGACGGGAGTACGCTTGCCGGTCTTACCGACAGTCACCTCAATGCGAGTGCAGCGGGTAATGGTCTTAGCCGGTGCAAACTTATAGGCAATAGAGCCATGAGGATGGTGCTCAGTGGCACCGAACATCTGGAAGTAGTCATCATGCGTAATGCGTATAACCACACCGTCAACAGGCCATGGATAAGCTTCACGCTCCTTCTCACGCTCTGCAATGCAGGCAGCACAGGCTTCGTAGCCATGAGGCGAGAAAGTCTCTGCACGATGCACGAAACCCAGGTTCTCCAGGAATGAGAGCTTATGCCAAGGATAACCCAACGGCGTAGGACAAAGGTAACGCTGGCAGCTGATCTGTTCGTCAATTATAGCATCCCAGGGAATGAAGTCGAGCATAGCCATGTCGTACTCATCGGGAACGGCCTGGTTACACAAGCTGCTGGCGGCAGTACGGCAGTCGGTGTACTTCTGCGAGAGCAACGGCAGATTCTTCTTACTGCAACAGATCTCACCACGCACTTCAATACGACCTTTGAGAGAAAAGCCCTCACCATAGTAAATCTTTGAAAGCTGTTGGGGAACACTACCCATCATCTTCACATGCTCGGTGATATCCTGCCCTACCCTACCATCGCCACGAGTCGATGCACTCACCAGTTCGCCATCCTGATAAACGATAGAGCACGAAATGCCGTCATACTTCCACATCAGCACATAGTTGTAACCGCCGGTATGGTTGCTATGTGTCAACTCATTCATACGCTGCTCACTCTTACTAACCCACTTAGCCAGTTCGTCCAGGTTCTTAGCTTTCTGGCACGACAGCATCGGTGTACGATGGATGATCTGACGGCGACCATTGGCCGACAGGTCAGAACCTACACACTGTGTTGGAGAGTCAGGAACTATCCACTCAGGATGTTCAGACTCAGCCTTCTCGATCTCAGCCACCAACACGTCAAACTCTGTGTCGCTGATAGTCGGAGCCGACAGGACGTAATACTCATAACTCTTTCTCTGTGCCTGGTTCACCAGTGCAATGTAATCTTTCTGTGTCATAATTGTTTTCTGTTTTTTAGTGAAACGGTGAATTGATGAATTGATGAAATAATGAATTAGTGAAGTCTGCCACCAGTAAAGGCAGCCTTCCAAGCTGCTTGATGCAGACGTGCCAACGACTCGGCTGTCAGATCACTGGCCATGCAGCAGCCGGCACGATTCTCATTGATAGCGGCGAAGTCGCCACTCTGTACGAACACATCTACAAAGTCCTCATCAGGAGAGAGGTGTGTGGCAGTAATGGTGAAACCACCACCCTTCAGGCAGCACAGTTCTACCGGCACCAGAAGTTTGAAGTCATTAGAATGTACCAGACCTCTGAGATCTTGTAACTGACGCTTGCGAAGAGATTTTTTGTTTGCCATATTCTTTCTTGTTTTGTGAGCCTCAGTTGGCTCGGTGAATACTAATAATTAACTTATCTGCTGCAAAGGTAAGCATTATTTTTGAAACCACCAAACATTTTTGCGATTATTTTCAAGAAAAAGCGAAAAAAGTTTGTTTTTCCGCTATTTTCCGCTATTTCCCGCTACTTCTTCGTGCGTCGAAGCCCAATAGTCAGCAGCGGCCTGCATACACTCATGGAGAGAGGCGGCCACCTCTCGATAGTTCAACGAGTTAATTTCAATGTCCGGCTGGTCTGGGTGGTGCCCTCCTGCCTGGATAGCCACAAAGTCAATACGGCCTTCAGCCTGAATGATCCAGCCACCACGACGGCGCAGAGCCTCGATAATCATATCACGCTGCTGGGGTGGGGTAGGGATAATCTGGATATTCATGTAGGGGTACTCATTGGCGGTGAGCAAGGGGAACGAGTGGCCATATTCCCCTTGCTGTTCTGCGATAGTAAAAGTATAGTTTGCCATAATATTTTTCTCTAACTTGATTTTTCTCTAACAATATTCTCTAACTTAGAGATTTTTATTCTACTTCATCAAAACGATATGTGCCATTGGCGGTGTGATACCAGGCGACATAAGGCCCAGAACCTTTATATTCCGTATTGCCATACATGTTGCGACAGGGCTTCTGGTAATACTGCTTATAGACGATATCTAACACAGTAGCCTTCACTTCTACGCCGGTGCGACGCTGGCGATAGGTGACAACATCCCCCTTCTTATAGCGAGGCACCAGGTTAGACAGTTCCACTGACAGAGGCAGATCGTCAAGGTGGTGCAACTGCTCATGGCCACGGCTCCATGCTGGCGGCATGATGGCAACGATGTCGTAAGAGGTCTTGATGGTAAGTGTCACGCCACAGTCGGCCAGACGGTCGTAGAGATTCAGGAAGAGGTAGGGCGCAGCCTCACGGGGAGCCTGACTTGCAAAAAGCTGCATCAGCTTCAGATAGGGGCCTTCCTGATAGAGTAGGGGGCTGGCCTTCATCTTAGCCAGAGACAAACAGGTGGCATTATCCTTATAGACGGCAGCACGACCGCCATAGTCACCATAGTTACAGAGGTTAGCCGTGCGGCGGGCCTGATTCTTCACATAGTTGTCGATGTTGACATATTCATCGGCCATTTCTCCCTTCGTAGTCTTCCAGCTCTCCACAAAGCAATATACGCCTGTCTCGGTGGTGATACGCACATAAGTATCATCCTGGCTGCTACGGTCTTTCAACACTTCACGCTTACCGCTCTTTAGGTAGTCGGAAACTTTTTCTTTCTTTGCCATAGTTATATATGAATTTATGAATTTATGAATCAATGAAATTATGCAGCCAGATTGACAGCCTGGATATTGTCTCGATAGGTGATGGCACCACTCTCAGAGTTGGTATAATATCCCAATTTAATGCTAATAACATCATATCCCCAATTCATAAGGAATGAGTTTTTCACAAGATACCGAATAGCCTCCAGCTCTGTTTCAAAAGTCTCATTATACCACCAACCGTTAGCCTTCTGGATATTATAACGCCAATTATAATTATCGTCTTCCAGAAAGTAAATTCCACCAAGTACACCTTTACGACATGAAACAAGCGTATAGTCAATACCTTGGTCACTATCCGTTCTCACATAAACCTGTTGTGTTCTTTTCCTTGCCATAGACATTTCTATTTTAGTAAACAACAATTAAGAAGCTGAGATAGCGGCAGGAAGTTCCTGCTGACCATATTCAGAAAAAGAGCGGCGCGGAGAGTTCAAATTTATACGCTTCACAATACGAAGATCGTTGTAACCAATCTGCTTCAGTTCTGCCAACAACGGAGCATACTCTTGTGGAGTGGCAGGCTTAGTAAACGATGCAATCCAAGGCACACAGTCGCCATGCTGTCCGACATGCTGATAACTCATCAAATGAACATAATTCCATGAGACTTCAGGAAACACAGCGATAACCTCACCATCCTTAAACTTACGAAAAACTACCTTTGTCATACTCAAAACTTGTTTTGTGTGGCTCGGTGCCACGGTTAAACTTCAATTTGTCGGTGCAAAGATAAGCATAATTTATGATATAACCAAATATTTCAGCGATTATTTTCAAGAAAAAGCGAAAAAAGTTTGTTTTAACTCACATTTTACTCAATCAAAGAGGAAAAGGAGGCCATTATGCGGCCTCCTTAACAGTTTTCTTAGGCAATGCCCATCCCTTCAGTTTGGCCACCTCGTAATTGAACTTAAACCAAACATCTTCGTCCAGAAACTCGAAGTGCATAGTGCCCTTCTTGAATGCCTTACAGCGGAAGAATCCCCAGACAAACCACTGGCCCCATTCCTCGCCATCGTTAGACCAGCTGCTTCTGGCACCATGATTAGATAACGGTTCTATATAATCATAGTTTCTGCCAGTCAGGTAGCACAATGCTTTGCAGACATCTTCCAGGTCAGAACGGTGGGAATCGTGATAGCCAAAATACAGGGTAGGGTAGGCTCGCTTACAATTACGACCGTATTTGTCAGTACCGTAACGGTCGTAACCCTCACACATATAGTTGACGATAAACTTACGATTCACCATGTAGTTAGCATTCGTCTTCCAATGTTCGCCAGCGGTGCTATTCTCAGCCGACAGACTGCAAATCAAGTCGAATGCTTCCTCCATAGCTTTGTTCATACGCTGGCCATTGGTCTGTATCACCATATCAATGACACGATAGATATTGTGCATCGTAAATGGCACATGAATCTGAGTCTCGATAAACTTATTGATCTGCTCACGCAGTTGCTTGGTAGCGTATTTCTCCATGTGCAGTTTTTTGAAGATAATACGCCAGTAGTATTTCTGGAGAGCCTTCTTATACTGTTGGTGAGAGACCTCCTTAGAATGACCGTCGCTGCTGACAGTCGTAAACTTTATGGGAATATAGTCATACTCACCAGCTTCAGGACATCGGGCGGCCTCGTTGATTTTCTGAGCTGCTGCTAACGTCTCATCGAACAGTTTAACAGCCGTAACATACCGGCCAACCAATTCACGCACCAAGTTATATTGCATGATTCCCTCCTTGCCTTCCACGTTGGCCTGGTCTTCATCGACGGCAGAGAAAAAATAACCGTCAAACTCACTGGCACCCTCACCAGGCTTATAGAGTTTCACCATAGACACATGTACGTTTGTGCGTCTCTCAGCTGAAGAAAAACACTCACCCAAATAGTCACTCTGACCATAGAGATCTATTGCCTCTTGCAACCGCTGTTCCTCCTTTGTGTCACGATAGCCAGGATTAACACTGCTGCTATTGCAGAGAGCAATAATCGTACATCCAGCAGGTGCAATATCAAAGGCATGTAAAATGTGGCGGGCATCCTGAGAAAATGGCGGGTTCATCACAATGTAGTCAATGTGCGAAACCTGCTCAGAGGTGACAGTCAGGAAATCTTCAGCCAGGATATCACATTTGCCTCTCAGAATCTTCAACAGTGTATGGTCATTCTCACAGGCAATGACTTCACCAGCACCATTATTTTTGAGCCAGTCAACAATATTGCCAGAGCCAGCAGAAGGCTCTAAGATAGTCTTACCGATGATGTCTTCACCCATCATCATTTTTTCAATAACTTCCACAGGAGTGGGATAGAAATCGGGGTTATCTGTAAATAGTTTCATAATTGTATGTTTTAATGAATTTATGATTTAATGAATTTTTAGAAATAGGACGGTCAAGCCAACCCCACAGTTTTCAGTTGGTCATCATCACATTCCCAAACGCTGACAGGAGATTGCTCATGGCCCCAGGAAAGCACCTCGCCCAAATGACGTGACCAGGCACCAGCAGGCGAGAAATTGATGATCTGAGCATCACCATACGTTTTAGCACCATGTTCGTAAATGGTATCGACACGCACAACAGCACCCATGATAGACTCTGCACCAAAACCACCATCATTAACAGCCTCGCGGATCTGTTCCTGAGTAAGTGGTTCTGTAGTGTTGATACGAGTGGACTTCATAGGGATGGTTCCTTCACCACCTCCCCAAAGGTTAATTGCGGCCAGGCCAACAATGATAAAACCAATATGATTACAAGTGATAGCGTTCATAACTTTATGATTTAATGAATTGATGAATAAATGAATTTATGCAGCTTGTTTGTAGTGACTGGCTGGCATTGAAGCCGTCCACTCTCCAAAGGCATTATTATCGTCGTAGGGATCGAGACCAGCGAGACGGCAGATGTCCGACCACTCGCAACAGTGAGAGGGATCAAACAGCATTTCCGACATATCTTCATAACTGAAAGAGTCGGCCCATTTCTCATAGGAGCCATCATACTTTTCTGGTATCTCATTCTCGTAAAACTGATCTTCCAGATATTCTGCCAGGTTAGCACGATTGATACGGTCATCGTGTTCCTGCTGGGAATAAACGTAAAACAATTCTACACGGTCGCGGTCAGTCCAGGCCACCATGGTACGGTTGTCTGCATCATACTGAGCTTTTACAAATGTTGTTGCCATAATTGTTTTCTGTTTTTTAGTGAAACGATGAATTGATGAATTTATGAAAGTAGTAGATTTTCAGAGATTCTATAAAGAAAGTAGGAGGGAGGCCGTCATGCGACCTCCTGATCCTTATCAGGCGAAGTAGGAGTAACCATTTCGGTGATACCTCGCTTCACCAGTTTGCGAGTGAGCCGTGGATCTTCCAGTTGGTCACAGATAGCCAAACGATAGCCCTTGCGTACCAACTTAGGCAAATAAGTGTCGAGAGCATGATAAGGGAATGCAGCCATCTTATAACCATCCTTATGAGTGGTCAACGTAATTTCCAGAATGGGGCAGACCTTCTCTGCATCCTCTGCATAAATTTCGTAGAAGTCACCACAACGGAAGAGAAACAAAGCATCAGGGTGCTTTTCCTTCAGCTCGGCAAACTGCTTCATAACAGGAGACTGATTTTTCACAGGCTCTATAACGGGAGTCTCTGAGTTTCTGCTGGGCGAACCGTCGGGCGCAGGATCATCGGCAGCCGAAAGACCATCGGTGTAAACCACCTGCAAACCTTTTTTGCAAATAAGGTCTTCAGCTATATACGCGAGATCGGTGTCAAGTGAGAGAGCATAGAACAGCACAGTGCCCTCGTGCGGGTCAGTTGGTGCTACTGGCTTACGGTTGAGCCAGGGAGCCACAGTAGAAGCATCCCAGCCGTATAGCTCGCAGTGGTCAGTATAGCGGAAAAATACAATAGACTGACGCAGGCCCCAACGATCTTTCAGCTCGTGGAAATTGTCATAATTCAGAGAGTAATGGGCACGAAGCATAGAGACGTGAGAGTCATCCTGATCGCAGGAACTCAGATTTTTCACAGACTCTATAACGTGAGAGTCATCGGCAGTGGTGGGCTGCTCATCGGCAGCCACACCAAACCAAGCACGAAGAGTGGCCACGGCCTCTGGCTCTGTAGCCTGCCACTGCTGGGCCTCTTTGTTCCATGTTGCACCATGGGCTTTTATTTCGCGCTTGTGGAAATAAGTATCTTTCCAGTTTTCGCCTACCACAGCCACGCCACCTTCAATGTCAACAAGCGACAGGCCGGCGGGAACGTCACCAGAGCCGTTTTCGGCTTCTCTGACGGCCTTTTCAGTACGACGTGGATGGTTGTCAGGGTCTGGCGTTACGGGAGTCTCAGGAGCCACGAAATAGCTTGTAGCGCAAAACTCTTTCCATGCCTCGCGGTCGGCATCGTAACCGGCAGCCTCGTGTTTCTTTACAAGCTCGGCACGTTTTTCATTACTCCAGTTACGGTGTGTGTCGATCTCTGCTGCATGATCACCCATGTACTTACGGGCAAAGTCGGTGTGCTCGTAGTCGGTTGTATAGGCATAATCTTCCATGCCGTTAAAACGGTCGCCATAGGTGGCAAACAGTTCCAGGTCGGTGGCCTCGCTGAACTCTTCAGACGTGGGGCCGTCCTGCCATGACAGATCCCAATCGGCACCCCATCCGTTATCCTTTTTCAGTGAGACAGACAGGCCAGGGAAAGCTGCTGCAACCATAGCCAGGATATTGCGACGGCGGCAGTTGTTGAGCTTCATTTGTGCGCTCTTGTACGCCTTTTGCTCCTTGCTACCCTTCTGCTGGCGGTAGGGGATGGCATTGAGAGCGGCGGCAGCCTCTTTCTCAGCCTTCTCGTAGGGAGCCACAGGCTCCATGATATTTTCCCACTTCTGGCACTTCTGACGGTAAGCCTCCAGACGTGCGGCAGCTGCTTCCTCCTGTTCGCGCTTCTCAGCCTCTTTCTCGGCTGCTATCTCGGCATTGATGGCCGAAACTTCAGAAGCGAAAACCTGTGAAAAATCACAGGGGCTATAATAGTAACGGCAATAGTCATAGCCCTCTGCATCCATCAGGTACCAACGTCCGGCCTTATCGACCACAGCAGCGGCAACTGTATAGAAAAGTGCTATCTGATCTTCTGGAAGATTCCAGAGGCCACCCAGGTTGTTGATCTGTTCGTCTGTCACATCGTCGGAACGGCTACCACCATGCAAGCCGTAAGCCGTTACTATTGCGTCACAGTCGGCGTAACTCATTGGCAGAGAGTCAACGGTAATTATTTTCTCAATACAGCACAGGCGGGGGCCGTGCTCGTGCTGGTCGCCTCCATACTCCACCAGGGCACGGAGTTCTTTACTGAAGCCACCCTCACCCTTCAAGCACGAAGAAACAGCCCAAACAAACTGCCCTTCGTGGGTAGGTGCTGGCTGTCCGGCAGCCTTGTGCTCGTCGGCCTCCAGTTCGTGACGGTGGAAAGCTGTTGCAGCGTATTCTTCAGCCTTTTTCTGGATGATCTTGCGGGCCTCCATTTCAGCCAGCAAAACGGCATCGAGTCCGAAGTCTTCAATAAAGGCCACACGGGTAAGCGGCGACATAACGCCACACCAACCACAAACGCCCTCGCGTGTATTGCTATTCTGGTTATACTCGGCAGTCAGTTTCTCGTTGCTCAATACTACTGCCAGACGGTTCACGATCTCGAAAAATGCTACATTGTGTTTCATAACGCGAAAATTTGAAAAAACGGTGAAAAATTGGATTTACTATAAAGTGAATTTTTAAGCGGCCAACTCCATGAGGGGAGCGTCCAGGTTGTTAGCGATAGAAAGGAGCGTTTCATCATCCAGGCAGGATCCAGAGCGCAAAGCCTGTAGAACGAAGTCGGAAACGGCCTCTGTGATATCATCCCACTGTGCGAAGTTCTCAGCATTCCAGGGATCATCGAAAAGCTCTGCTAAAACAGCATTTAGGGCTATAAAGTCCTCGTTACTGGCCAGACTGCAACCGTCATTCAGTTCGTGCTCAAACAGGAAAGCGTCTGCCTCCTGAAGTGCCTGCTGTTCGTCAGTGAAAACTCGGCTAAATGTAGCCTTTTTAGTCTCGATATTTACGCGAATAATTGCCATAATTGTTTTCTGTTTTTTAGTGAAACGATGAAATTTTAGAGAGCCTATAAAGGCATTAAATGTGAGTAGTAAAATTGTAGTTCATAAAAATATACCACAGTGCCCAGAGAGATAGGCCCCAGAGGGCAAAAGAAGTCAGACGCGGAAAGCGATCCATGAGACGGGCCAGAATGTAGGCCAGGCGCAACTCTTTTCTGTAAAGTCTTGAAACGGTCATAATATTGTCAATTTTACGTTTTCTGTGAATAAATGGAGATACTATAAAGAGGGCAGAGAGAAGGCCGTCAGGCGGCCTCCTTTTGCTCGAAATAAATACCTTCGCCGTTGCCCAGGGTCATCCCTTCCCAACAGTGTGGGGCGATGGCCTCTAAACAGTCATCAATTTTGCCGGTCAGGGCAGCCAGTTCCCGCTCAATACGTTTGCGGAGTTTAGGGGCCAACATTTTAGCCAGTCCAGGGCTATTATATTCTCTGTAAGATCCCCAGCCCGTCCAGGTGCCCGTCAGTGCGTCCGTCAAGTCTTCAACGTCGATCCACTTCAAACTGTCTGTATCAATACCACAAATTTCTTTAATATTCCAGTCGAGTTTGAAACCATCATAATAACCGGCCTCGAAGTCGATGGAAACAACGAGATCGAAGTCAATGCCAGCAAAACGGAAAGAAGTGCCAACAGTGCAAACTTCGTCGCCGTCACATACTTTGCCAGCGTCTGCAAAGTTACGAGCGTTCAGGCCAGACTCCTTCAGTTTTTCCTCCAGCCAGTCGAGATAATAACGCTTTTCTTCGTCGTACCAGTCAGACTGTGCCCATGGGCTATTTTCTAAATAGTCCTCGTTTTCCTCGTACCAGTCAGGATCGTTTTCCTTTGAGTCCTTTTTGTATGCCTCGAAGTCCTGAGAGATACAAAATACTGCCATGTGGCGTGAATTGTGGTTACAATTAAAATTAGGTGCGCTCATAATTACTTTTGTTTTGTGTGGCTCTTGCCACGGTTAAACTTAAATTTCTGCTGCAAAGGTAAGCATTATTTTTGAAACTACCAAATTTTTTCGGAAAAATTTTTGCTTTTTCTTGAAAATTTTTTGTTTTAGCCTATTTTTTTACTAAAAAACGGTGATATTTCGCACATTCTATAAAACGGTGATATTACACACATTCTATAAT